GATGTAGGCAGCTCAATGGCTGGGCCTGTAGCTGATGGCAGTTCAGGCATCACGTCATCAATCTGGCCAGGTACTACATCAGTGACCATCTTGGTCAGCTCAAGCTTTAGCTCACTCATGTAATACTTTGTCAGTGATGGGATGCGCGTGTAAAGCATCAACGATCCAACAACCATCGTTGCCGACATCACAAACCCAAGCGTGCCAAACAGGTTGAAAACTTTTTGCATGGTAAAAATCCAAAAAAATACCCTTCCTTGGTGTGAGTCAAGAAAGGGCGGGTCTCTTCCTACTAAAGGCTAGCTCAGAAAGCCCACTTGACGCCAAATTTAGATCCTACGGAAGGATCTTCTTCTGTAGTCAAAAAGCTGAGTTCTCCATAAATCCCAACTTTTTCGGCTACTTGCACGTTTCCACCCAGCTTCCCTGAAAGCTGAAATTCTCCGTCTTCGCCTTGTGGGCTGACGAAAGCTGGACCGCCCTGCGCGTAGTAGCTGTAGACGCCTTCGCCGCCTTCAAAACCAACATGCATGTCAGTTGTTGCGCCTAAATAGTCACCGTCTGAATAGCCAGCGTTGTTCTCAACGTTGACATAAGGGCCTGCCAAGGCAGCTGAACCAGCGAGAACACCAGAAACAGCTAGTGCGAATGCTTTGATCATTTGTAGAAGGGGTTGAGTTTTCTTGGACCAGATTAGCTGGCCCCGTCAATGGACAGTTTTGAATGTGCTCTACAGGCTCAATTTTCATCCGTTCCAGGGAACGTAGAAAAGTGCTTTTTGTGCAGTCCGGTGTAAAGACCGCGTTGTGGATGGTCAGGGTTATCCCGACCTTCAAGCATGTAAAGCATCGTCATCCAAGTATTGCGATTATTCATCGCAACTAAATCTTCTGCCCCTGGCTTGCAGGGGATCATTGGATCAGGTCTCGCAGTCACGTCGTTCATCCTCATACAGGTCATCGTTTGGATCAAACGCCAAGACAAGGGCTGTCAATACAACCCCAGCCAGCACACCAACAATAAAAGTCATTCCTTAGCAGCCGCCCAAGGTAAACCTGCAGCTTTTGTTGGAGCGCGTTGCTCATCAAGCTGACCTTGCAAAGCATTTTCGACTTCAGTAACTTTTTCTGCAGTCAGTTTTGCTTTGACCCAGCCAACAACGATTTCAGACGTCAGGTCTGCAAAAGCGACTAACGTGTCAGGACGCTCAAAACCAATGCTTCCATACGCACCAGCAGAATAGGTGTCGTCTGCCGCCGAAACGGTGTAGTGAGCAGTGAAAACGAAGCCATCGGATGTTTCACGATCCAGATTGGCAATCGCCCAAGTAAAAGTTGTAGCCATGATAAGTTGGAACTCCGAAAGAAGTGTAGTAGCAAGGCCCCGCGTTGCCACGGGGCGGTTTACTGTCAACCAGCCTTGAGAGCTGCAACTTCTGCTGATAGCTCAGCCACAGCGCCAAGCAGTTTCATAATTAGAATATCGTTCTTAATTCCTTTGTAGGAATCGTCAAGTTTTTCATACGTTGCAGGTGTAACTTGTTCTGCAGTAACAAGAACTTGTTCAGTGGTTTCTGCTTCAACAACTTTGCCTTCTTTATCAAGTACAGCAGGAACTGTTTTTGTTTCGTAAACAGCAGGAACAACAACCTCAGGGGTTAGTTCAGCACCGTCTTTTGTACGTGCAATCGTTGTGACGATACCAGGGCAGATTGTTTCTGCTTCTTGTGCAACAAGGCCAAGGAAGCGTGTAGCTTTATCAGCAACTGGAGCGTCAGCAGTCCAATCCCAGTTGCGTAATTTGTTACCCAAAGCAGTTACATCAGCAAGCTGTGATTTTGCATCAGTAATGTTTTCTTTGAAGCGTTGATCAGAGGTAAGGACAGAGCCTTGGGCTGAGACGGTGCCAGAGAAAACGCCAGTGCCAGCAGCACCATCTAAGGTGACTGTCGAGCTAGTGTTGAATCCGTTTTGAAGGAAAAGGAAAGATTGTCCGCTGTTCGTCTGGTATAGGCCGCCAGATGTGTGGCTTGTATTGCTCGGGTTAGCCATGGCAAAGCCATAACCATTAAGTTTCAGTGACATGGCCGTGCCAGCAAATGAGGCGGCTCCTGATGGAAGCAATTGCCAAGGATAGACACCAGATGAACTTTCTGAATAAAACGTACCGTCAGGAGTTCCAATAATTCTTGGATAAGTAGTACCGCTGGCAACAACTCTCAGAACAGCCAAATTAACTGAACCCGCAAATGTGGCGGCTCCGGTTGTGCCATCAAGACCTATTGTGTCAACACTGGACGAGTTTAGGATTCTCAGTAGACCATGCCCAGAACTTGTGACTGCACGAATTTTGCTGTCTGCACAAAGCAAATTACCCGCAAATGTGGCTGCTCCATCGGCTTTTAACGTGATGACTTCTGTACTGTTGTTTTGACCAACAAACAATTTGCCAGAAGAGTTATTGTTTTGAGCGTAAACACCTCCATTTACTGCAGAATTAGAGAATGCCGCTATTGAATAATTGTCCAACGAAGTTGTGCCTATATCAGCTCGACCTGAAAATGTTACCGAGCCATCGATACCGATTCGCATCCGCTCAATACCATTCGATTCATCTTTAAAGGCGAAAGCGTTATCTGTACCAACCGCTAATGAGTATGTTGCATTGCCAGGATTACTTATTACAAGCTTAGCATTAGTATCATCTGTTATTTGGAAATTAGCGTCTGATACATACTCGCTTGTGCTACCCAACAACAGCCTGCCCAAATTGTCGATTCGCATTGCCTCGCTAGAATTTGTTCTGAAAGTTATTGGAATAGTTGAGCCTTGAGCTTGAATTTGAAACAAAGAAGAAGTGCTGTAAATAGAGCCAATATTTGTTGCGTTGGATCTAAAGTCAACAACCCCGCCGTTCGTTCCATCAACAGTCAATGTGTTGTAGCCACTGTAAGTATTTAGTACGCTTGATCCAATACCAGAATTACCTAGGGCCACTATTGAAGTGCTTGTAATAACGCCTGCAACGTCCAACATTGTCGAAGGGCTTGCCGTTCCAATACCAACACGAAGGTCAATACCTGCAGCGGTGTTGAAATCTTTAAGTCGCATGATTTCATAACCATCGACTTTAAAAGTCATGCTTTTGTTGCTTGCGTCGCTGTATTGGATACCTGCATCGCCTTGTATAATTCCAAAATCAAGATGAGCGTCACTATTAGACCCTACATTGCCATTATTTTTTATCCACAGTCTGCTTGCCGTAGAAGTACCGGCATCAATCGTTAGTGGACCTAAAAATGTAGCCGCTCCACTATGTTCGATAGCCCAGCTGCTTCCTCTTACCTGTAGCGGTTCTAAATTACCATTATCACGATCAAATGCTTGAATTACCCCTCCGCTACTGCCGTAAAAGTGTTCTACACTCGTTCCTGCGCTAGGAGTTAGGTTTGAATCTATAGTTAGCGCACCTGCGTCAATACGTCCATCTGGTAGCAGAGAAGTTTTGATCGCAGAAGGTGTTATGCCTTTAACGCCACCAACAAAAACACCTGTCGTAGAACTTATACCATCTGTGGCGCTTGTATATAAACGACTATGGTCAATAATTAAATCACCGTAAAATACTGAAGTTAATTGCTGTATAAGCACACCATCAGTTGTGCTGCTTCCATAGCTTACATAAAAATCTGCATCGTCTACTTCTACGCGACCACTGCTAGAAATCGTCATCCGTGTTGTTGGGCTGCTTTCTCCATCCCCTGTAGTTTCAAAGACTATGCGGCTTGGCTTGTCGCCGGTCGCATGATTGAGATCAGCTTCAACAGCAATGCGACCACACCTTTCATACGAACCACCACCTTTGCTAAAAAATACTAATTCGCCAATATGATTGCCAGCGTTAGTTGATGAGTCATTACGGGCAAAAGCCAGCTGCCCACCCCCTTCAGTTACAAGCATAAGCTGGCGCTGAGCTACTGCACTTAAAGTTGTATCAGCCCCAATCAAGACTTCACCAGACGCATTAATAGAGACACGCTGTTCTCCATTAGTTGTAATCGCTATTTGATCCGCACCAGGTGAAAATATTCCAGTATTAGTGTCGGACCCAGGCAACAAGCTTGGTGCGGTTGCACTGCCTAGCGGAAAACTAACTTTGCCATTTGCGTTAATAATTCCAGTCGTTGTAATGGCCTGACTGCCAAAGTCAGGACTAACTTTTGTGCCAGCGATTGCAGCACTAGCATTAACGTCAGCATTGACGATCGTGCCGTCAGTCAACATCGTGCTAGTAACAGTGCCGGTGTCACCTGTCGTTACTACTGTTCCAGTAACATTTGGCAGTGTGATCGTGCGGTCAGCTGTTGGGTTTACAACCGTCAGCGTAGTTTCGTGATCATCAGCTGCTGAACCTTCAAAAACAATATTTGCATTATTAAAAAGTAAATCGCCGGTCATTGTGTCGCCGCTTGCATCAACAAACGTGCCGGACTCACTGCGCCATGCAGTGCCGTCATAAATCTTCAGTACATACGTTCCACCGGTTGTATCCAGCCACTGCTCTCCCTTCTCATTACCCTGCTCACCACTGACCGTGCCTGTGCCAGTTGTTGTGCCACTTGCGGTAAAGACAGTGCCGACCGTGTTTGCGGATGCCCCGACAGCTGTAAAATCTGACGTCCCAACCGTCAAGATCTTATAGATCGTATTAGCAACCAACGCTGTTGCAGCAGTACTGGCTGGAGAAACATTAGGCGCAGTTGAACCAATATGAACTGGGCCAACCTTGACTATATCGCCATTGCTGTCCTTAAAGAACAGACCAGGACTAGCAAGATTAGTGTTAACAGCAAGCTGTCCATCCGACATTGCGGTTGGCAGAGGACGCTTATTTGCTGTACCAGAACGCAGGTGCTGAAGAGCCATCCTTAATACCTGTTGCCAGGCCGGAAATTATGGCTCTATCTTACTCAGCCGTAATTACCGTCATCAAGCTGACTGGTCAAAGCAACCGTTCCAGTCAGATTAGGCAACGTCACGACACGATCTGCTGTTGGATCGGCAACCGCCAAAGTTGTCTCAAACGCATCAGGGCTGGCACCTTCAAACACCAGTGATGCGTTCTCATCAAGCAGCAGTTGACCACTGATCGTGCCGCCAGCTTTTGGTAATGCCAGTGCAGCCAAGTCATACGCTGTCTTTACGCCATTTGGTGTGGCAGCAGTTGTTGTACTAGAACTTGCAACGCCATCAGTTAGCTGCAAAACGCCAACCGCACTTGTCGTGCCAGTAGCAACTGAGATAACAGGCGTTACCGTTCCAGTTGCAACCTGTATTGGGGCGGTGCCAGTGACGCTGGTAACTGTGCCTGCTTGTTTTGCAACCCACTTAAGGCCGGTTGCTTCACTGCTATCGGCACTGAGCACATAACCATTCGTTCCAACACCAAGCTTGTCCAGCGTGGTCGTACCAGTAGGAACGATTAGATCGCCTTTTACATAAGAAGCAATCCCAGTGCCACCACGAGGTACGGCCAGCATTCCGCTGGTCAAGTTGGTGGCAACGCGACATTCGTTGCTTACCTCTTCAAGCGCTAGCTGTACGTTCGTACTGCCAAGGCTTGCTGCAGGTGAAAATGCAACATTATTAGCTGTTTGCGCCGTATATGTAGACGAAACATCGATCTCAATCCAGTTTGTTCCGTCTGACAAAAGGATGTCAGGCGGAGCAAGAGTCACCTGAGGCGCTGGCGCTGTGCCCGTACCACCGATGGCAACGACAAGATAATAATTTGAGTTATCCGAGCTTGGAGAAGGCAAAGCATTTCCAACACTTATTCCTAAGGCAGAGCCCTCACCGGTAACACTTGAGACTTGGTTTGTTGTTGCGTTATAAGTACCGGCAAGAATAATTGCACCAGCTGAAATACCAAGCGGTTGCCAAACGTTGCCGTCCCAGACAAAAAAGTTTTTCTCAAGCGGGTTATAAAATAACTGCCCCTTAAATTCAGCAGTTGGCAACGCTTCGCCAAATGTAGTAACAGAGCTGTCGGCAAGCTTGATGCCAGTGACTGCGCCATCAGCAATTCGAGCAGTTCCAAACTCACCTGTTGTTATTTTTGTAGCGTCAAGATCAGGGACACTTGATGTAGGCAGCGCACTTGCTGCTGTGACATGGCCTTGAGCGTCAAACGTAATTCCATTAACAGTCGCCCCAGTTACGGCATTGCTGTGATTTAACGTTCCGCTTGTGACCGCCAAGCCTGTTCCAGGCTGCATAATGCCTTTTGCAGATGCTGTTGCATCAGGCAAATCAGTTGGCAGCAAACTACGGAATGTTGGTGCGGCATCCGCTCCAGTAGCTGGGCCTGCAAATACACTTGCTGCAACTTGCGTGTCAAGCGACAGTGATAAATCAGTCGTAAATGCAGTCGGGTTGCTAACAACAACAGCAAACGGAGTTGACTCCGTGACTGTTATCGACTGAATACCAGCCTCTTGAGCCCAAGCTGATCCGCTCCAACGATACGCAATACTTGTACTGGTGTTATACCAAGCCTGGCCTGTGTAATCACCTGTTCCAGAAGGAGTAGCACTGCTGACAACGCAGGTAGCTTGATCACCAATCTTTGCTGCAGTGACTGAATCAGCGTGGAGCTTGCCCGTTGTTACCGAGCTAGTTCCAAGGTTTGCCTCAAGGACAATCCCATTTTCGAGCGTTGTTGCAAACGATCCAGTACCACTGCCTGCTACGGCCCCCGTCAATGTAATTGTTTGATCGCCCGTATTTGTCCCGCTACTGGTTCCGCTAAATACTGAACCATCCGTCCAAGTTCCGGCAGCAACAGCTAGATCTCCAAGACCTAATGTGGCGCGTTGGTCAGAGGCAGCCCCATCATTAAGTAAAGCTCGACCGGCACCAGTGCAAGCAATCTCTTCAATTAAACCGCCGCCTGCAGTGCTTCGACCAAGAATTACGTCAGTATTGGTTGTATTTTGGATCTTTTCATAAGTAACAGCATCTGATGCAATATTGACGTTCTGGACAATCCCTGAAGCAAGGCTTGTTGCAAAGGATCCAGTGCCTGTGCCTGTAACCGCACCAGTCAGCGTAATCGTCTGGTCGCCAGTGTTAGTACCAGAGGTTGTTCCACTATGCGTTCCCGTAAATGTGCCGCTTTGTGTAGATAAAGTCCCAAGACCAAGTGTTGTTCTTTGTGCTCCGCTGTTGGCATCATCAAGTAATGCGCGACCTGCCGCAGTACAACTAATCTGCTCAATTGTTCCTGCACCAGTAGTTGCACGACCCAAGAGGACATCTGTCGCAGTCGTGTCCTGCAACTTGTCGTAAGTGACCGAATCGGGAGCAATGTTTGTTGCCCCAACAATTCCCGCAGTAAGCGTTGTCGCAAAAGATCCAGTGCCAGTACCAGTAACAGCTCCTGTCAGCGTGATCGTTTGATCACCCGTATTAGTGCCAGAAGTTGTGCCCGAATGGGTGCCAGTAAACGTTCCGCTCTGAGTTGCTAACGTTCCAAGGCCAAGTGTGGTGCGTTGAGCTGCAGCGTCAGCATCATCAAGCAGTGCTCGACCAGCTGCTGTTAGCGAAAAAACTGCATACGTGTCAGACGCAGTCGCGTAAATGCCTTGGTTTGCAGCAGTCGTTAATCCTGAAATTGACTGCAGGCCAGCGTCATAAGCCTGGACATTTGTCCCTATTACTACGCCAAGATTTACCCGTGCGCTGGCGGCATTACTGGCTCCCGTTCCACCATCCGCAACAGTGATGTCTGTAATGCCAGTGATCGTGCCACTGGTAACGGTCAAGTTTGTAAGAGTTGAGCCATCAGCATTAAGCGTGGCAATCGTGCCAAGACCTAATGTTGTTCGCTGCGCTGCAGCACTTAAGTCGTCTAATAGGGCTCGACCTGCAGCCGTACAAACAATTTCCTCAATAACGCCAGCACTTGCGGTGCTGCGTCCCAGCAAACGATCGGTTGCCGTAACGTTCTGGACCTTGGCATAGGTGATTGCATCATCAGCAATCGACGCAGTGCCTAGCTTTGTCGTACTGCTTTGATCAAGCTTGTTTAGATCAATGGTGCTGACATCGATCAGGTCAAGACCAGCGTCAACAAGGTTTTTTACAGTAACCTTCTTGGTCTCAGAACCGCTAATGTCCGCAATAGGCAGAACGTCTACTGCTGCGACCCCAGCCTTGGACAGCTCGTTGAGCTGCGTAATTCTTTGGTCAGCCAAGGCTCAGCTCCTTATGCCAGGGGTACTTGCTCTCAGTTTAATCCGTAACTTCCTTCAACAGGAAATCAAGCGACTGCTCTTGGCGGATTCGATCGTCATCTTCTTTCAACAGATACTCGGCCAACGTTCCAACAACAAGCTTTAGCTCGCCAGTCGTCACAAAATCCAGCGTGCATCTAATTGCGTCGTCTAGATCAACTGAAACGCCAGAATTGGTTACGACAGCAGTAAGAGAGTAAAAAATGCTTTGCTCTGCTGGGTTTAATTCTTTATCGACCAAATAAAGAAAAAGATCAAAAGCACAACCCAAATCCAACCTTTGTATTAACTGAAGCATCAAAAGCGATGTTTCTTTTGTGCCGTCAGTTGCGTTGTTAAAGATGCACTCAATGCGCCCGCTGCCACTAATTAAGCCAGCATTGTATTGATTCTTAAACTTGTCAGAAAGTGCTGTGGTGTCAACTTGCTCGCGACTGGCGTTAAATTCGTAGCCCGTAACGTCGCCAAGAATGTTAGAGCCAACATCTCTAACAACAATGTTTACAGCAACAGAGTTTCCTGTAAACGCTTGCAACGCAATCTCGTTTTCACGATTATTGTTTACTGCGTCCGCAAAAGTCAAAAATAAACGCAATCCACCGGCAGCGTTAACGTTTACATAAGCGCTAAAAGTGTCTTCAACTACCCCAGAAGACCAGTTGGAGACTGGAATAAACAGAAGTTTGCGTGCATCAGTTGTCTCAATGTCAACCCTGTCTCCTGTAAAAAAGTTATCTATGCCATTTGCCGTTCCAATGCGGTTAAGGACTGTACTAATGTCGTCAAGGCCAATGGTCTCTGGTATCGAGCCCAGAGCTACACCCGCTCCACGACGCAATCGGACATTACCTTGGCTGCCAAGGAAAAACGTCATGAGCCAATAGCTTCAACAAAATCGCCGTCAACCGTAAAATTGATTGGGACGACACTTAACTCACCAGTCGAAATTGAGATACTTGCAGACGTGATGTAAGCGTTCAATTTAATGTTATCCGTGAGTTGCCCTCCAGCGTTTAGCTCCATAAATACACGATCGCTTGTTTCGATAGAACCGATTTTATGGATCTTTGACAGCAACGCTGTGAACTCGGTCAAACTTGCGCTTTCGCCTGACTCAAGTCGGTAATACATCAGGGTCGCACTGCCGGTGGCACCCTTTACGCCTGGGGTAAAAGTATTGCTTGTGCTGTCAATGGTGTTGGTGCTAAGCAGCTCAAGCGTGGTCTCAACAGACCAGTCACGAATCTTAGCGACACGCTTGTTGTTAAAGACCAGCGAGCCACTGCGTCCGGTGTAGAAGGCCATCGCTGCGCTGGGCTTAGAACATTGCTTTTATACTAGCTCACATCAAACAGCTCGGGCCTAAAGTCCGCAACACGCGCACGCTGCTCGTCGTCGCAGGGATACTCGATAGCTCTCACCGTTACTTCGCCCTCCTGATCCATTTCTACCTCCGTGATACGGAATACACGCTTCTGGCCTGACTTGACCCCCATCACATATAGATCTTTAACGTTATTACTAAGAGATGATGCAACGCCTCCTGAAACGCTTACCGCATTTCTGGTGGACACTTTCTTGTCGCTTTGATCATAAATTAGAAAGCTGTAAGTTCCATCTGGAATTTTGTCCTGCAATGGCGAGTTTAAAGCGCCCCCATCAGCAATGACCCCAGAGGAACTTCTGTCCCAGCTGTTAAGGCCGATGTCAACGTAAATAAACGCTCCAGGCTCAATTGGATTGCTTGTTGGAAAAGTCTTGAACTCAATGCCACGTCTAATGAATTTACGCTGATTAACAAGCATCTTGCCAAACAGAATTGCTTGCTGCCTGCTCGTAACAAAACCACTAGCGTCAAACGTTTCTCTAATCGCTTTTCCTCTAGCTGAGTTAGCTCTTTCAACCTGAACTGTTCTTTTGCGTTGAAAAACCGTTCCTTCGTATTCTTCTCTATAAACAACACTTGCTATCAAGTCTTGGGTGCTTGCTCCATAATCTAAAAACTCTTCCTTGTAAGAGTCTTCAAGAATATTACCTGTTGTGAACAATGCGGAAATGGTTAAAGCAATAGGACGGCCATCAGTCTCGGCTGCTCTACCGCTTCTCGTTACAGGCACTACGGGCACCAAAGTCTCCTTGCCATTTTTTCTTGCAAATTCAAGCAGGCTAAAAGGAGAATTGCTTACCCAGAACTCGCGCCAAGATGAATTATCGGCAATTACACAATCCATAAACAAGCCAACGCTTGCTGGTGTTTCGCCGCCTTGAGGATGAGCAGGCAGTTTATTGTTTTGGCAGAATTTTTTGGCAAGCTTAAGGCTGTCTTGGTCTAAAACAGCTGGTGGCGCGTATTTGCCAATTCCATTTTGTTTGTCAAGGACGGTGTCTACAAAAATGTCAGGGGCATAGCTTGTGCTTTTAGAAGATGGGTTATCAAAATCGTTAACTCTGTAACTTTTTTTACCTTCCTCCACGAATGCGGTCACATTGCGCAAGTCTTGAACATTTCGACCGGCAAACATGCTTAATCCAAACATTGAAAGGTCTTTATAAACTCCGCCTATGCTTTGTGTTTGCTGTTCAGTTACAGCCGTTAACGACATTTCGGGGCCATTCTCAAGGCTAAACTGAATTTGCGTGTCAGTGTTGACCGAGAATACGTCCCACTCATTTACAAGCTTAGGGCCACGCTCCTCAAGAAATTTGCTCAGATAGATTGTTTCTGAGCCTTTGAACCACACTCTCCCGGAATCAACGCCGTTTGACGTAGATCTTGTCTTTTCATTGCTATTTAAAATTACATACGTCCTTTGACCGTTTAAATTAATCTCGGAATTTACGTCATAGACAGGTTCGAGTTTAAAGGCATACCTGTCACGGCTTGGGGCAAGAAAATTAAAATCGTTGTACGCATCGCTCTCTGAAGCTTGGCGCAAAGAAAAAAGCACTGGATGTACTGTATAACTCTTGTCTGACCCTTTCTTGTAGGAAAACCTAAAGAAGGCTTGGCGTCCATGTATGCCGTTATCACCTCTTGAATATTTTTTTGATGCTTTCTCCTCGCCATATTTTTTCTGACGGCCAGATATTCGTCTAAACAGTTTTGATTTAATTGAGAACTTAACTTGATCAACTTCACTCATCGTTTCGTATGCCGCTGATTCTGCTTTTACTAAAGCTTTAACAAAGAAATGGTTGTCAGCTGAAGCTATGCAGTCTTCCCAGTTCTTCAAAACATCTTGGATTCGCTCAAGGCTATTCTGTTTTTTCGCCAACACTGACCTAAACCCTCGCTGAATAGCCTGTTGACCGATAGGGTCAACAACCTTTCTTTTGCCAGACAAGCCATCTATCCGGTCCTCTATCTGGGATTTGCCGCCGGAAGCAAACCTGTTATTTATAAGAGTGCTATAAAATATAGGGTCAGTTATCGGATCTCCGTTATCCTTTACATGCTCCCCTGGATAATCTTCCAGTTGCTCGATTATCCAATCTCTTTGTTCTTCTACAATCTCTTGCGTTCTAATTTGTATATCTTCTTTGATCTTTGCAATTCTTCTTTTTTTGTTTCGTGCGCTTTTTCTTGGCTGGAGACTTCCGTCTTTTGTGTTGGATGTCAATTTATTGCTGTTTATAAATCGCCTTGTGTTTCTGTTTCCCGACTGATTCTCGACAAATGTGCTCTCTCCTGCGATTGAACTTTTTATCTGGGGCGACCGGAACGTGTCGCTTTTTAGCTCTTTATTTACTTCCATAGAAGCATTTTCGACTTTGGCTTCAAAGTCGTCTAGTCTCTCGTTTAGGGCTTTAAGTGAGTCATTAGTGCCGTCGCCAACTTCTCTGTCGACTTTAAGTGCGCTAAAAATAGCCATAGGCAAACTTGCGCTAGGCTTGCCTGTTCCGTTATTAAAAGGAGATTTTTTAATACTGCCATTTTTATCTTTTTTGTCGGGTATGTATATCCAAGTATGAGCTATGGAGCCGGGGGGCCCTTTGTCGTACTCCCCTTTTCTTACTCTTCGTGCCAATCTTCTTGCCTTTTTTCTGTCGCTTTCTAGCTCTTCCACTAATGCCTTGGTACTTATAGTTGGTGGATCATCAAGAGCAGCCTTTTGTAATACTTTTGTGTACTCCATCGAACCTTCAGTGTCAATAGAAACAGTCCTTTTCTTGTCAAGTTCATCTTTCCATACGATTTTGCGTGAATCCCTGAAATTATAATTAAGCTTACAATGTCCTAGTTGAAATTTTAAATTAGCGAATTTAGCTTTGTTGTATTCCTCTTTAACTTTTTTGTCGACTTCTTGCTCTTGAACAGCATCTAGCTCGTTGCCTTCATCATCAAAAAGAGGCAATTCTAGATCTGCCGGAACTTCCTTGTCATCGTCAAATTTGTTTTGCAATATTTTCACATGACTTTCTAGTTTTTTCTTTTCATCCCTTGCCTCTCGGATGGGTGACACTTCATCGTATGGAGCGGTTGGGCAAAAGCCGCTCTCTACGCACCTAAACCTTGCGTTTACGTCATCATCATCAATATCTGTGGAGCTTCCAAAACTAATTAAACGAAATTTTGCAGATCCCAGCATATAAGTGCTTCCAAAGTCCAAAGCATTTACTGATTGACGGCGAAGATTAACAGCTAAAGGAACTGCCTCGTCATCACCACCGCCTGTGTAGCCTTTAGACTGAAATCTAACTATGATTTCCCTGCCTTCTTTGTATTGAAAGCTTGTACTTGTCCAGTCAAGTTGTTCCAGTTCAATTCCGTTAAGAGCATCTTGTTCTTCGCCTTCGCTATCCCTTGTCACCATCTCTACGTTGACGGGAATAGGGTCGTAAACGCCAAAAGATGATGAAGTCGTAGGAGAATATGCTTGGCTAAATCCTGCCGTTCCACCTGGGGCCGCAATTGTAACAACTTGGCAAACTGCTTGCCTCCCTCCACGCGACAAGTCTTGTGGATAAAAACTAAGATCACCTCTCTCAAGATCATCAAAAACTGGGTTCTTACCCCCGGCTGCGCTTTTATAGAACAAGAAGGCTGTTGCTGGGTCTAACTGATCAATAGAAAGAGAACCAAAAGCAGTTCTTTTGGTACTAAGGTTTAGTATTTCCGCCGCACCAAGCACAAACAGCAGTTGCATAAACTGCGATGAGCCGTAATTATCGACTGACGACCAAACCAAGGAGCCGCTGATACGAACTCCTCCCGCTGGATTATCGTCTTTGTTGGTGTAGACAAGGTTTACTGGGTCACCATAAGACGCAAGCTCTGGGGCGCTATTGAAACCAGAAGAAGGCGAAAAACGCTGCTGTCTTGTCCTCCTTTGATTGTCAGAGCCAATATCCGGCATCTTTGGCTTGGGAGCCAATAGAGCCGCTCCAACCTGAAACAGGGTGCCAACAACCGTTAATACGATTGCAACCGTTGCAAGTTCGTTTCTAACGTCAAGAGCAGTGCCAGCTTTCGGATCTTTATATTCTTGCTGGAGCGCAACAAACTCCAGGTACTCTTCCTTGCTTACCCCCAGTGCTTCAATCAGCTGGTACTCATAAGGAAGCAGTCTCCGATTCATCAGTTCAACCAGAAATAATGTGCATTAACGCGCTCTACTGGAACGCAAACAACTTGGCCACCAGGAGCAAGACAGATCAAGCCCTGATCAGTCACCGTTCCAAGCGCAGCGTTGTTTGGCTCAACAAGCAAAGCAGCAGCACCAACTTTTGGTATCTTAAGCCGCTTCCCGCTCTGAAGTAACCACCGAGCCATCTGACTTGGTTTAAGTGTTTCAGACGAGTAGAGCCAGTAAACCCAACAAAACTGCTCTGTGTAGTCCGACAAACCAAGCCGTGAACGGATTTCACAAAGCAGCTGAAAGCAATCAGTCTTATTCCGTCCGTCTGCTGGGTGTGCGCCCCAGCAATACTCCAAGCCAATTAAGTCATTCATCGCAATGACAAGCTTGATTCAAGTGGCAAGATGCCAACGTTTCTTTCCGTCAGAGTGCTGGCCGGAAAGCCTCCTGCTACACCATCTAAAGCAGATCGAAAACGAAGCTCAATCGTGTCATCACTAAATGCCGCTCCAATTCCCACGTAATATTCTTCCGGTCCAGTGCTGGGGATACCACCACTAGCCGTAATGAATCTGGTACACAAGAGCAATTTACTTAATCTATTGCCGTCGCCTTCTTCTACAAGACGAATTGCGTACTCACTGGCTGGCAGACGAATAGTAATTTGCTGGTTGTCTGCATTCAAACTAGACACGCCTCCTTCTGCCTCAAACGGAGCAAAACTATAATTAGCACCTTTAAAGCTCTTAGTTTCTTTTATAAAATAATTTTGGTAGTAGCGAGTGCTGCCTTTGCTGGGTTCAATTTTAATAAATTGGCAAATTCTTATTTGGCTATCCATTACGCATTGATCTCCCCAATAAGCTCAACAGAGACATTGCTAAGCCCTGCTTTCACGCTTTGTACTTCGGGAGGCTTAGCGTAGCGCCAGCGCACTTCTGGACTCTGTGATGCGCTTCCTCTAAAATAGTTTGCAGTATCAGTACCCATTCCCCTGATTAGTCCTAGACCTAAATTAAACTTATCAAACGTGCCGTTGGCATCGCAATAATGATCTAAAATTTCTTTAACTGTTCGTTGGGTTCCACCAAGAACTGAAACATCATCGCCAAGATTTTTAAACTGTAATTTCATTCGATACTCCGTCTTCTTATTGCCAAATGCGCGACGTACTGTCGCACCAGACATTGATCTATACACCTTGCTCGGCAAGTCACCCATTGTCAGGTTCCTTGATGACGGAGTTATGTCTGGGAACGTTGCTGCCATTAGCGAAGACCGATTCGGGTTCTAGTTCTAGGACTATTCTGCATCTTATCTAAGGTCATGTTCATACCTCGTTTTGCTCCGTCATTAGACGCTTGCTTACGAGTGACTGCCATTGCAGATTCAAGCTGCTCACGGCTGACGTATTCCGTTCCACCAATACTGGTTGTCTCGAAGCTGAAGTTCATTGATGCTGCGCCGCCTGAAGCAGGTGAACGACCCATAAGGGAGCGCATATCCTCATTACGCATGACACCGCCTGATTGCCCTGGAACGAATAGCTCTGGGCCACGCTCTCCAATTAGATAAGGCTGACCGCCTTTAACAGGACCGCCGTTTGCGGCAGTGCCTACAGGCCCAATACCTTGGTCTATTCCGCCAATGTTTAGCCCTAAACCTGTTTGGACAGCTCCACCAGGCATCGTTGGGGAAGGAATAGTTCCACCACCACCACCACCACCAAAGCTTGGTCCTCCAAGTGCTTTTAGCACTGCCTGCAGAGCAATCATTGTCAGTTGTTTGACAATAATTTCAGCAGCCATAGCAACAAAGCTTTCGCCAACGCTCTTCAACATGTCCGCCAAAGCTTCTTGCGTTGTCTTGCTTCCGTTTATGACCCCTTGGAATGCCGCTCCAAATGCAGATCCAACATTGTCAGCAACGGCAATAGCAACGTTTCCAAGTTTCGTCATCTCTGTCAGCTCGCCTTGTAGCTGAGCAACTCTGTCTTCAACAGTTTTTCTGTCAGAGGTATCGCTCTTGCCTGGCCCTTTAGCGGCTTCACTTTCTATTGCTCCTTTTTGTTGCTTTAACAGATCAAGCTGTTCTTGCAATGCTGTCGTCGTGGCTCCATTTGTCTGCGCTCTAGCAATATCAAGTTCCAGTAATGAAATTGCCTCAGTCTTTTGGTTTAATAACTGTTCAACCTGCTTGTTAAATTCAACAATTCTCTTTGCCTCAGAAGGCAATACCCCTTCCATCAACAGACGGTTGTACTCTTTAGACGCTGCAAGACTTGCTTCTTGACCTTCGCGTATGCCCTTGATTGGGGCTACGGCGCTTCTAATTGCTTCTGCTTGTTTTCTAGCCTGCGTTGCCTCAAGATTAGCAAGAGCAGTACTTCTTATTTGATCCGCTAAAGATCTTTGCTCTGTTGCAGAATCTTGGTTTTTAAGCTTGGCAATTCTTTCTACAGTTTGTTCATATCTTGCTTCTATTCTAAGTTTTTGCGCCTGTTGACTTCCAGCGACTCTGCTTTGCGCTAACTGACGTTCCAGACTGGCGGTAAAATTACGAGCTTGCTGCTCTTGACGCGCAAGCTGCTCGGCTTGCTTGGCAAGCTTGCTGGCTCCGCTTCCTAATTTTTTGTTCTTTGCTTCCTGCGCTGCGACAATGCTGTTAGTAAGTTGTAAGTTCTGGTTGTTTGCTTCAATTCTGTTTTTATCTCGCTGAAGCCCTTCGACTGCTAACGTGTTGCTATCTATTGAGTTATTCAGGCGTTTCTCTTCAACAGCAGCAGATAGCTTGTTGTCGTTAAGTTGCTGTGTTTTGCTTATTATTAGCCTTTTATTTGCAACAACTGTTGCATCCGTCAAGTCGTTATTACGTTGTAAGTTTTTTCCTGTTAGCTCGGTTATTTCGTTTTCAAGCCTTAAAGAGCCGACGTCTGTAGTGGCTTTTAGTTGCTTGGCCTGTTGCGCTAGCTTTTGCGTTGGGGTTAACTCAGGGGCTTGCCGCTCAGGCTTAGGCAGCATTGATAAGCCTTTAAACGCAGCCTGCGCGATTCCAGGACCGCCTGGAGTTAATTGAGTAAGAGCTGCATTCCTTATCAATTTAGGAATGTCAAGAGTTACATCTTCGCCTCCAGGGATTGGTACTTTAATATTGCTAAGCTTAGTCAAAGTCCCTGCTAATACATTTATGCCTTGCGCGGCCGCTGTCAAAGCAGGTAGAAGTTCTGCAATTAAAGCTGATTTAAAGTCACTAATATGCTGCTGCGTTTGCTCCTGGGCATCATCTAATGCCTGCAGCTGAGCCACAGCATCTACTCCTAATTTTTCAGCAACTGTGTCTAGGAGTAAAGCTTGTGCCTCATAAGCTTTGCCTGCAGATTCAAGCTGTTGTATCTGTAGGGCAACTGAACTATTTACTTTTATTCCCGCATCTCCTAAAGCAGTAAGAGCAGCGGTTGGTTCGCGCAACGAACTGCTTAGGGTAGTGATACTGGTTATTACCTGATCAACAGCGGCACCAATTTGCGTACCAACGAGGCTTAAACCAAAACCAAGTTGCCCTCCAGCGAGACCTCCGCCAAAACCACCCAAGCCACCACCAACAGCAGCAGCAGGCCCTTGCCCAAACAACAGCGGGAATGCACCGCCAATGATTCCGCTGCTAATTGCGTCATTACGCTTTTTCCTGCCCGCAGCAGCTCTTCCAGAATCTTCATTGGCAATTCTTTTTTCAGCTCTTCTTACGTCTGCAGCCGCTTTTAGTCTGGCCTTGACGCGTCGGTCTAGCCTCTTGTCAAAATCTGCTTCAGCTTTTTTGTTATCAGAAATACGCTTTGCAATCAGCTTGTCAGCAGCCTTACCCTCAGCTGCGGCCTGCTTAGCTATTTTGTCAAATTCAAGATCTAAGGTACTCCGTATATTTTTAGCTCGAATCCCAAAGATTGTTGCTTCATTCTTTTTGGCGAATTGAGCTACTTTGTTATAACTGTCGATAGTTGCTTTTCTGTTAGCTTCTTGCTGTGCCGCAAACTGGGCTCCTTCTTGCATTATTAGTTTCTTCCTAGCACTTTCCTGCCCTGCTGCTCTACTAAAGCCTTCGGGCTCTCTAGGGCCAGTCTTGGCAGCAACTTTTATGTCGTTTAATTGCTCTTTTAACTGGGTCGATAGGCTTAATCTCTCTCGTGCAACTGCAGTTGATTTTTCATCAAGGGCGAGAAGAGAAGCTTTAAGCTTTGCCTGATCACGCAATTGCTGCGAAAGTCGCTCAGCTACAGGAGAAGAGGCAAAGGCTGGGTCGCCTTGCCTGCCTGTGCCAGCAGGAACTTGAGGACCAAATTTTTCTGCAGAAAAACCAGTTGGCCCTGGAGAAACAGTGCGTGCAGCTGCAGTTTGTGCCGCTCTAGCTTGAGCAAGAAGACTGTTGCGTTCTCTTAGCTCGTTGTTATATTCCCTTTCAGTTCTTATTAACGTATTTATCGCAGTACCAAAAGCGTCGGAACCGCGAGCTGCATTGTTAAATGCCTGCCTTGCGTCACTTAAAGTGCCAGAAAGGGCTTTAAAACTTACAGCAGTTAAATTTCCTACGCTATTTATTTCTTTAGTTATTTGATCAACAGCTTCGCTAGTCCGTTTTATTTCGTTCTGAAGATCTTTTAGCTGCCTTGCGCCGCGTACAGCAATCTCAATCTCAGCTCTATAGGCCACGACGGTTCCAGCGCACTGCGATGCCTAAGTTTAACGCCTACGCCGTGCCTTATCCATTTCCTTCTGCTGCTCGTCATTGATCACGCTGAAATAGGCGCTCCAACCAAGCAGTTCCTCTGGTGTCATTGTGGCGCGAACCTCTGACAAGCTCATGCCAAGCTCTTTGGCAACGCCAAATTGCAGCATGAGCCAATTGTCCTTACGAAGCTCCGCGCTTAGGATTTTGGGTCGATTGCCGCTTCGTCTTCACCTTCGCTCAGCACTCC